AAGGAGGCCAAGCGTGAGTCCCGTGTCAAGCTCACCGCAAAAGACTTAGCTGATCTAGTTTTCGCAAATGACCAGTACCTAGCAAGACAGACTGCTGTGGATGACGCTGTCTTCAAATACGAACTCCTCAAGGGCCTCGTTCGGGCTCTTGAGCAGAAAAAAGATATGCTGCAACAGGTGTCAGCAAATAAACGAGAAGAAACCAAATTATACAAGTGATATCACTATCATTAACTAACCACTAACTAAAGGAAAAACTATGGCTATTGATCTCAATAAACTTCGTGCCAAGCACGAGCAACTTAACAACCCCCAAGCGGGTAACTCAAACTCGGACTTCCTTAAGAAGTTCTATCAAATTCCCGAAGGGAGTAATGCTGTTCGGATTCTTCCTTGGAAGGATGAGGATAGGGAATTCTATGCGGAGACTAAAATCCACCGTATCACTGGGCCTGATGGGAATGTGAAAAATCATCACTGCCGTAAGGTTCACGGGGAGCCCTGCCCCATTTGTGATGTGTATTTTGGCTTGTGGAAAACGGGCAGAAAAGAGGATGAAGATTTGGCCCGTCAAATCAAGCCTCGTGCTCGCTACTACATGAACGTTCTAGATCGTGACAGTGGTGATGTGAAGATCCTTTCGGTCGGAGTGATTCTTTTCAAGAAAATCGTTGGAGCTATGCTTGATGAAGATTTTGGAGATATTACCGATCCTCAAGAGGGCCATGATTTTAAAATCGTTAAGGAGATGGATGGACAGTGGCCGAAGTACGACCAGTCCCAGCCTCGTCCCAAGGCATCTCCTTTGGGGTCTAACTCAGAAGTGGCAGAGATTATGGACAGTCTCCATGAGATCCACGATCTAGTTAAGTTGGAGGAATATGAGGCATTTAAGCAAGTAGCGGAAAGCCTCATTACCCCTACGCAGGGTGTATCACAGACCGTACCTGAGTCAGAGGAGGTTTCAGACGGCGATTACCTTAGTAAACTTCAAAGCTAAGTTCTTACATAGTCCTTCTATAATAAGGAGACATCTTATTCAGGTGTCTCCTATATTTTTACCATGAGTGATAAATTAAAAATACTGGCTGCTCCCGCCAATGAGGGAGGATGTGCATACTATAGAATTATCGCACCGTATAGAAAGCTGGAAGAACTGTATCCTGACCAAGTAGAGGTGCGCTGGGATAAGAACCCTTTAGGAATAGACGAGAAGACTGGTCGCTGGCAAGAGGGTTGGGACTATGAAAATCTAAAGTGGTGTGATGTTGTTGTTACTGGTAACTTGAGCAACTTCGGAGGAAACTACACGGCAAGGATTGTAGGAAAGGCCAAGGAGTTTGATAAGTTTGTCCATTATGATACGGATGACCTACTGACAGATCTGTACGAAGGGCACAGGCTTTACGGAGTTTATAAAGAAAAAGGTCTTAGTGAAATCACTAAGTTTATTTATAATAACTCTGATCTAGTTACCGTCACCCAGAGGAAGTTTGCAGAAAGGATAAAGCCTTTTTGCCGACACACTTTAGCTGTGATTAAGAACTGTGTGGATTATAACCTGCCTGCCTGGAATATGCAGCGACTAATGACTAAGAAGAATTATTGTCGCTTTGGTTGGGCAGGAGGAATCCACCATGAGCAGGACGTAAAGTACTTTGCAGGTGTCCCTCAAATGGTTAATCAGCGAGCAGGGAGAGAGAATGTAAGGTGGGATTTTTATGGGGCACCTCCTCCTAACACCCCAGAAGATGATTGGCAAATAGAGGTTTGGAAGAACTATAAAAACATTATCATGAGGGGCTTTAAAGGCCAACCAAATTTCACTATTAATTATGCTCTTCCTGCTGACAGGTATGGACAATTCTTTACGAATATGGATATTGCTGTGGCTCCTCTCGAAATGAATCCCTTTAATGATTCTAAGTCGGAGATTAAAGTTGCGGAGTGTGGGAGATATGCCATTCCGTTAGTTGCTTCAAATGTAGGGTGCTATGACGAGTGGATTGTGAATGGGGAGACTGGCTTTTTGATAGATCCTGATAAGGGAACCAAAGAGTGGGTTAAGATTTTGACGAAATTAGCTAAGGATAAAAAGTTGCGAGAAAGGATGGGCCGCAATCTTAAAAAGATAACAGATGAGAATTTTGATATGAATAAAAATGTCAAGGACCGCTTAGATCTGTACAAAAAATTAATAAATGAGTAGTGTTAAGATTTTGAGTGGGTGGTCGAACCCTGGTGGCTCGACGGTACACCACATAGCTCTAACGAATTTGTTAAATTCCAAGGGCGTCGCTTGTACGTTTTATGGTCCTCACGAGTATCATTTGGATAAATGTAAGGGGGAGAAGATTGATAAAATCTTGATTACTCCCGAGGATATTTTAATATCCCATTTTTTAAATGTGCCTAATACTCCAGGGGGTTGGAGACAACATATTCTTAGTTGTCACGAGACTAATTTATTTCCGTTAGCTCACTTAACCTCAGATCAAATTACCACATACGATACTATCCAATACGTAAGCAACCGTCAAAAGGAGTGGCATAGCGTGGATCACCCTTCGGTGGTTATTCCTCCTATCGTCGCTCAGATAGACTGGGCCACTCCTGAGAATAAGTGTGCTGGCGTAATTGGAAGTATCGACTCTCACAAACAACCTCATTTGTCTATTCAAGCTGCATTGGATGATGGTTTTAATCAAGTGCTTTTATTTGGTGAGATTACGGAGTCACCTTACTTTAATGAGAAAGTTAGTCCTTACGTTGAAAGAGGACAGGCTGCGCTCAGAGGCCATGAGAGCGACCGTAAGGCGATGTACGAGCAGATCGAAGCGGTATACCATTCCTCCCTTCGGGAGACCTACGGGCTCGTAGAGGCCGAGTGTAGGCTTGCTGGGATCCCCTTCGTCGGAACGTCCAATGAGCAGCCGATCCTTACAAAAGATGAAATATGGGAGAGATGGGAAGAATGTCTGAATCTATAACTGTAATACTTAATTGCTACAAAAGACCTGAGTACCTTGAGGAGCAAATAAAGGCTATTCGAGCACAAAGCATTCCTCCTGAGAGTATATGGCTGTGGGTTAACAGCACTAAGGCGAATAGAAAAACTAAATTTTATAATCTTGGACTAGACAAGGTATTTAAGTCTGATACAAACTGTAAGTACCATGCTAGGTTTGCAATAGGGCTTATCGCTCAAACTGATTATGTTGCTTTTTTTGATGATGATACTATTCCTGGGAAAAAGTGGTTTGAAAATTGCCTAAATACAATGGAGGAAACTCCTGGTATTTTAGGGGGGGCTGGTTGCGTCCTTCAAAGCAGGAGTTATGTGCAGCATCGTAGGATGGGTTGGCCTACTCAAAATGAGTTTACGGAGCCTGTCGATCTAGTAGGTCACGCATGGTTTATGAGACGAGATGATTTAAATCATATGTGGAGTGAGACTCCCTTTACCTTAGAGAACGGAGAGGATATACAGTTGGGGTATTTGGCTAAAAAGAACGGAGGGGTCCAATGTTATTGTCCTCCTCATCCTGTAGATAAGCCTGAACTGCATAGCTCCTTAAAGGCAGAGCAATACGGGAACGATGCTAAAGCTTCTTCTAATGGAGGGTTAATGTCTATCCCTCAATTTTACGAACAAAGAGATCAGTGCATAGATTATGGAATAACGAACGGATGGGAAACGGTGTTAGGTGTTAAATGATTTTATTAAGCTATGGAACTCGGCCCGAATATATTAAGCTTTTACCTCTTATAAAAGAGCTAAAAAAAGAAAATTTACCCGTTAAGATAGTTCAGATTGGACAACACACTAGTTTATTAAACGACGATTATGATGATCGGTTACAAGTTTTTAAGAGAGAAAATAGACTAGATTCGATTGTAACCTCCGTGCTTGCTCATGGGAACCATTTATATAAAGGAATTTCGCATGTGGTAGTTCAAGGAGATACAACAAGTGCTATGGCAGTAGGCTTAGGAGCTTTTCATAGGGAAATCCCAGTGTACCATATAGAAGCTGGATTGCGGACGGGAGATAAACAGAACCCCTATCCTGAAGAGGCAAATAGGCGAATTTTATCAGCTATAGCTTCTACTCATTTTTGTCCTACTAAAAAGGATAAAATAAATTTGATAGTAGAGGGGTTTGAAAAAGATAAAATTGTAGTTACTGGAAATACAGCAATTGATAATTTGAAGGGAATTAAAAGTGGAAGTAGTCAAGAGATTTTGGTTACGATGCATAGGAGAGAAAACTTAGACAGTTTAGATTCTTGGTTTTCTTCTATTGAGGAGTTAGCAGAGAAGTATCCTCAGTACAAGTTTGTATGCCCTGCTCACCCTAATCCCTTAGTCCAGCATCACGCGAGGGACATTTTTAAAAAGGTGCGTGTTATTAAACCTTTAGAGCATTTAGAAATGGTCAGACGTATTGCAAAGTGTAAGCTTGTAATCACTGATAGCGGAGGAATTCAGGAAGAATGTAGTTGGTTCAAAAAGCTATGTTTTGTTTGTCGAATGGCTACTGAGAGGCCCTCTCAATCAGGAGTTCTCTGTAGACACCCTCACATCCTTGTTGATAATTTTAAATTAAATCATAATCGAGTGATAACACAAACCTGCCCTTTTGGAGATGGAAATGCAGCAAGAAAAATCGCAGAACAAATCTGCCAAGACGTTCTCAAGTGAGTTTGATAAGCTATTTCAGAAGCTGAAGGATAATGAGCCCTTTGCTTTTAGCCGATTTTCAGATGGAGAGGTTTACATCCTTAAAGGAGAGAAGTTAGTTCTAGCTCCCGACCATTACATTACAGGGGAAAGGTCAGGAGGAGGGGTTTATACTAAAGAGGAGCATAAAAGCTTCGACCCCGAGAAGGACTCGTTCTTCCAGGAAAAACTTATAGAAGCTTTACAGCATAGGCAGCACAACTACTTTAAAGGGTTAACTGGTGTAGCTGATGAGGATATTGCAGGGAAGGATGCTTTTCAGTTTCAGTTAGATCTATGTGGGGAAGGAGACGAAGACCACCTTACTTTTTCTAACCTGTTTATTAACAATAATTACCCCCGATTCATGCAGGAGATGCTTCCTGTAATTTGTGAAAAGGAAATAGTTGTTATAGCTAATGAAGCTGTTAACTTGGATGAGTTACCTCTAAAAGTTATTAAGCGTTTCAATGTTGGAAGCAATTGTATCATTAATGATTACCATTTAGTTGAAGAGATTAAGAACTGGATTGCCTCAAACCATATTGATGATACGATATTCCTATTCTCCGCTTCTACCTTGAGTAATTACATTATTCATGAATGTTTTAAAGAGCATAGTAATAATACTTATTTAGATATAGGTAGTTGTTTAAATCCGTGGATGGGCTTGGAAGGATGGAAACACAGCCGAGCATACTTACAGCATTGGATATTAAAAATGCCTAACAAGTATGGAACCCAAGTTGACACATGGATTTAGTTTTAATAACGCCCGACTACTACGAGTTTGTTAGGGAACTGCGACTGCATCCTGAAACTAAGAGTGGATTCTTAGAGGAGGCAACCATTACGCCTGAGCAGCAAATCAAATATATGGAAAGGCATAGGTATAATTATTATATCTGTCTATTATATGGTAGCCCTGTGGGGTATGTGGGGGCCATAAATAGTGATATACGGTTCTGCACAGACCCCGATTTTCAGGGTATGGGAGTGGGGTCATTTATGCTCTCGAAAATTAAAAAACTATACCCTGAAGCCACAGGACGGATTCTTAAGGACAATATTGGGAGCCAGAGAGTGTTCGATAAGTGTGGCATAGACTATAAGATTATATGAAGAGGATCGTCCATAATCCGTACAAAATCGTAAAGATGTTTGAGGAAGAGGTAGCTGAATACACAGGGGCTCCTTACGCTGTCTCTGTAGATAGTTGTACAAATGCTATCTTTCTGTGCTGTAAGTATTTGAATGTAACACAAGTTACTATTCCAAAGCACACTTACTTGTCTGTACCAATGTCTATCATCCACTCTGGAGCGGAGGTAGTCTTTGAGGATAGAGATTGGTCAGGGATGTACAAGCTTAAACCCTACCCTATATTTGATGCTGCTAAACGGTTTACCTCCGATATGTATGTTCCAGGCTCTTATATGTGCCTCTCGTTTCACATTAAAAAACTTCTTCCACTAGGCAAAGGTGGCATCATTCTTACGGACAATAAATATGCTGCTGAGTGGTTTAGGAAAGCACGATACGAGGGTAGGAGCGAGAAGAACTATCATGAGGATGATATTGATATGTTAGGGTGGAATATGTATATGACCCCGCAACAGGCGTCTCATGGGTTAGCTCTCATGCAGAATTACCCAGAGCATGTAGAAGATCTCGGAGAGAATAATGGCTACCGAGATCTAACCACTAACACAGTATTTAAGGACTGCAAAGTATTATGATTCACATAGTAACACTACATTTTGGAACACAGGCTTGGTTTGATATTCAGAAAAGATATATCACTAAGTACACTACGGGCGATTATAAAGTATGGATCGGCACATATAGAAACGAAATCCCTGAAGACTTTGATTTGCCTGACAACTGGCAGCACATGGATTTAGATAAAGACTACCCTTCAGATGGTATTAATGAGCATTATGCTCAGACAGAGTTTATGTACTCTAATTATTTAAGGGATGAGATGAAGGATGACGATGTGCTTATTTTTATTGATAGTGATGCATTTCCAGTCACGGACAAATGGACACAGAAGATTCAAAATCTTTTTGAGAGTGGATCAGAGGACGGTCCTTGCGATGTATTAGGGATAGCTCAGCCAGAGAATAAAGGAATAGCGGCAACTGACGATTACGATCCATACCCTGACCTATGTTTTTTCGCAACCACTAAAAAGGTTTGGGAAGATAATAATTTAGAGTGGGGCCTATTCTTACCCAAACACCAGAACCCTGGCTTCGGAATGCTAGACCGTATTAAAGCTGCAGACCTTGCATTAATGTATATTCAAAGAACAAATAGCTTCGAAGCTAACAGTGTCATGTTTGGTGTATATGGTGATATGATTTACCACCAGCATTGTGGTTCAAGAGCGATTATAGGGCGACCCCTGGCAACTAACAAAGCCAAAGCCATGAATAAAAGACAATGCTATACAGGTCGTGACCTTTCTTACCGACTGTCCCTAGGTAATTTCTTTGAAGTAGAGTTCGAAGACGTATGCCCCGATATCATTGAGACGAATACGGCTATCTTTGATATAATTTATGAAAGACTGGTAAAAGATGCAGACGCTAATTTTGTACCTCGTTATTTCTTAGGAAGACCATGATTAAGGAACTTGCTATCATAACAAACACTCACTCTAAAAATAGTGATTTATGGGAAGCGTACATTGGACAGATACAGAAGTACATGGATGAACCTTTGTACTTTTTTACAGATCAACATCCTCCCTTTGATACTTCGGGGGTGGAGTCTCTGCTATATGACGCAACTTTCAACTTTAGAACACAGTTTCTACAGGGTCTAGTTCATGTTAATCATGAGTTTTGTTTGTACATGAATGAGGATTATCTTTTATATGACAACCCAGATAAGAAAAAATTGTCTGAGTACATTCAAGTTCTACGAGACAACCCCCAACTCTCTTTTATTAGATTAGGAAAGGGCATAGATCACTTTAACTATCCAGTGACAAAGACGCTCAATTATTTGGATGTTAGGAACCCCTATTTTTATTCACAAACTGCGACTCTTTGGAAAACAAATCATCTAAAAGCAGTTCACGTTCATGG